GCTGTCTAACAGTCCGTAGTAGTCACGTTAAGTGGAACCACAGCTAGAATACTTTCATCACACAATGGGCGCTCGGTAAGTCCGGCATAAAACCCAACCGACCGTAGCCTGTGGCAGTCAGGGAAAGAAGGTGGTACGTGGCTCATTGTGTGTCTGCTCCCGTAGCTCAGTTGGATAGAGCAACGCACTTCTAATGCGTAGGCCCTAGGTTCGAATCCTAGCGGGAGTACCAAGGCTAAAGTGACCCGCCTAAAAGTGGTTGCATATTTTGAATCCCGATGTTGGGATTCTGAGTGATTAGGAATGCGCCCCCGTGAGTGCGAACTTGCGGGGGCTTTTTAACCGAAACCAATGCACATAATTAGTAGAAGCACCCTCCTGCAAGTGATCAGAGAGGAGTACCTATCTGAAGTAAGAATGAACGATGAGGGTAACAGGACAAGACCCCAGGTGGAGATGAGGGCGGCACTATCCAACTCATTGAGTAGATTCTGTTCTCATGAAGAGATAGGTAAGTGTTGGGGAGGTAGAGACAGGACAACAATCATACATGCGTGTCGAATGCATGAGCAATATTGGAGGTTTAGTCAGCTTTACAGGCTTTGCTTCGATGCCTCTGAGAAGATAGTAGATAAGTATAGTATGAATCTGTTGAGCACATCAACTCGTAGGGTAGGGAGGGGTATGAGCCTGCCAGTGAAAGCCATGAATAGCTTGAGCAACGAACTATTAGAGTTGCAAAGAGCAATCACAACATGCACTGATAAGATTGACATACTGATGGAGGAAAGGAGGGATCTCCAGAGGAAGTATGACTTCTTGAGGAATCCAAACGATGAATACGAGGTAATCGCATGATCACTATATACCCAACCATTTACCGTACTGACGAGCCACACTACATTACCTTAGAAAAAGCCCTTAGTCGCATCCAGAATGGTGATCAGAAAGCAACAGTAGATCTCATCAGGCAGGGGCAACGAGAACTCAAGAGTCAGCTTCCGGCAGTATTATTCAGTGGCAAGTTTCGCAAACGTGCTGACGCAGACATCATCGAGCACAGTGGTCTGATCATATTGGACTTTGACCACATCAATGTTCCAGAAACCAAGAAAGTATTAGCGCATGACCAGTACGTAAGAGCGTGTTGGGTCTCGCCTAGTGGGGACGGACTTAAGGTCCTCATCGAAATTACCCATCCCGAGCATCACCGTGAACACTTTAGAGCAGCAGTCGATTACTTCGACAAGCAGTATGCACTAGAGGTGGACCACACAGGCATCAACCTAAGCAGGGCATGCTACGAGTCTTACGACCCGGACATAGTCATACGTGAGAAGTACGAAAGGTTTGGTGCGTTCATCGCTGAAAAGGTCGTGACCCAGGTGCCACAGACCGATGCCATCACCGACTATCAAAAGCTAAACCTAGCTGCTCGCCTGATCAGGTCATCTCAGGATGGTGACAAACACAGCACCTTGTTGAAGGCATCAATCCTGATGGGTGGATTCATATCCGCAGGTCGTGTGGAAGAAGAGGAGGCTGTTCGTGTTCTCGAAAGAGAGATACAGAAGAAAGATATTGACTCTATAGACACTGCACGTAACACCATACGTGATGGTATTGAGCGAGGCAAGCTGGCACCGATCAGCGAAACCGTAAAGGCCGAGGAACAGATCCGAAGAGAGATGCTGCTTGATGATGGGGATATGTCCTTCATGAGTAGCAATGTTGAGGACATGGACTGGATCTTGAAGTACAAGAACGGTGAGCTGGAGGTGGGCCTGACAACAGGCAACCCGATCATCGACAGGAACTTTGTGTTCAAGCGAGAGTTCACTATGATCAGCGGTCACAGCTCGATAGGTAAAACAACCTTCATGCTGTACCTGATGGTGTCAGCATCCATACATCACGATTGGAAGTGGGTGATCTACAGCTCGGAGAACAACACAGCATCGATCAAGATGAAGCTGTTGCAGTTTGCCACAGGTAGGAATATCGAGGACATGTCAATGCATGAGATAAATACTATGATGCCATGGGTGTACAATCACTTCGTCATCCTGAATAACGACAGCATCCTATCATACAGCGAGGTCCTCCTGTACTGCGAAAAGATCATGCGCTTCAAAGATATTGATGGCTTGCTGATAGATCCATACAACAGCTTACGTATTGATCTAGGCATGGATAGAAACGTAGGTGTGCATGAGTACCACTATGAAGCTGCTTCTGAGTTCCTGACCTTCAGTCAGAGAACCAATGTAGCTGTGTGGGTCAATGCCCACTCGGTAACAGCATCGCAACGCAACAAAGGTTTTGACGGGCTACCTGTGGCTCCGTTCGCAGAGGATACTGAGCACGGTGGTAAGTGGGTGAATAGGGCTGATTGCTTCATCACCTTGCACCGCAAGATCCACCACAATGATGTTGAGAAGAGAAGAGAAACGGAGTTCCATGTCCGTAAGGTGCGTAACCAAGAGACCGGTGGTGAGCCAACACCTATCGATACCCCATACATTTTCAGGATGTCAGACAACGGCTGCTCGTTCGAGATGAGTGGTCCATTCAATCGCATGTTTGAGCCACTGACACTTGGCGATGTTGAAAAGCAAATGCAAATCGAGTAGGTTGTTTGCACAATAGTTATTAACATGTAGCCCATGGCAAGCAAAAGACGCAAACCCCGTGGGCACAGGAGGGCAGGAAAAAAACTGAAGAGTGCGCTAGAGGCGTACTGCTACGACAGGTTGAAGGACAGCAAGCTAAAGTTCAAGTACGAGGAGGAGGTCTTCTACCTCCAAGACGGATTCAGGTACCCAGGAATCTATCACAAGATGACCAAGGGTAAGGATGTGATGACGGACAATACAGGCAAGGCTGTTCTTGGCATTAAGTACACACCTGACTTTGTATCTCACGAACACAAGTTTGTGATTGAGACTAAAGGATATGTTCATGGACAGCATACCTTCCCGCTAAGATGGAAGCTGTTCTTGAAGTACATGGTTGAGAATGGGATGGACGACTACATGCTTTTCATACCGAAGAACCGCAAACAGGTAGACGCTACCATTAAAATCATTCAAGATGAGCTATCAAAATCTCAGTGAGCAGTACGCCCTGTGCTGTGAGGAGATACAAAGACTCACCACTATGTTGTACGAGCACTTGCACAACGAAGATGGTACACCAGATGCAGACTGGGAGGCTGTGATCGATAAGGTCAAGTCATACAGAAAGGGAATACGTGCTGAGACTGACGCTATCATTGACGTTTGTCGAGAGTACCACGAAAACAAAATGAGCAGTGGCGGTTAAAAAGAGGTTCGACAAGTACCTGTATCGTAAGTACGACGAGCAAGCAAAGCAGGCTAGTAGAGCACTGCTATCGAAGAGTGGCTTTGTCGTGGTCGATAACCCAGATGTGTACGCTGCGGATCTCATCGCCCAGAGGGGTGAAGAACCATCATTTTTTGTAGAGGTAGAAGTGAAGGATGTCTGGAAGGGAGACACCTTCCCCTACGACTCTCTTCAGATACCTGAACGCAAGAAGAAGTTTGTCATCAACAAGACGGTGTTCATGATCTGGAACAGCGAGCTTAATCAATGCGCTTCCTTCTGGAGTGATTCTGTTTGGGGGTCCGAACTGAAGGTGATACCAAACAAGAGAGGCCCAGAGGGTGAAAGGTTTTTTCAGATCCCCCTGAGCAAGGTTAAATTCAGCAAGCTATGAACTGGTTGAGCACTACAACCTGGCCTTGGGAATGCGAGGTGCAGTACAAGGATGGTTGCCTAGTCCTTCTTTACTGAGGCGCCAAAGTAGTAGGCGAAGATGTTTCCAATAACGACACCTTCGATCATACCCATCAGGTGGATGAACAGCTCGTTCTCTTTCACCGACTCGATGTACACCACAGCGTAGATCGTGAACATAAAAGACAGCAACCCCACGATACCAGTGATCACCATCATCCAGTCGATCTTACCAGTGGCCTTCACTACCTCCACTTCACGCTGACGTGCTGAGGCACGGTCGGCAGACTCCAACTCAAATGCCATCCTAGCAAACTCTGCCTTCTGTGATGGCTCTAGATCTGGGTCGTTCTGGATCAAGTTCTTCACCACACCAAGGGCACCCTGGTCGGGTAGCAAATCCCCAACCACATCCAATACTTTAGGGGCGTTGGTACTCAACCAACCGCCCAGCTTTGTATCCTTAAACTTCTTCTTGTCGCTCATTTCATTATGTATTTCTGTGCGTAGTGTCTGTACACTTTGCTGGTTTGAACAGTATCCCTAGTGCTTCTTGTCACCTTTCCATCAAATGTCTCATACTCCCACACGTTGTAAATCGTAACGCTGTCTGGCTGTATAGGAACATACACCCTTACGGTATCGTACACGGTGATGTTAGTCACCTGCTCTAGCTCCACGATCCTGACCACCATACTATCTCTCTCCCTCACCACCTCCTTGACAATGGTCTCAGTCTTATCCATGATGTTGTTGATCGTTTCTTCGATCTCAATAACTATGGTGTCGATCTTAGTCTGAGTAACAACGGTGGTGACTGTATCCCTAACTGTCTCGTACTCATACTGTAGAGCAGGATCATAGGTAAACTCAACCGTACTGACTTCGTTGTTGCAGTTTCGGATGAACAGTGTGCATAGGATAACCACTGCTGATATGGCTAGTATGTACTTATTCTTTATTCGCAAGTTCATTCAATATTTCTAGTCGAGCAGCAGTGCGAGCCAAGATGCTGTCGCTCTTGTGCAGTCTTATGGATAACTGCTCAACCTTCCCTTCGAGGTAAACTGTACGCTCAGAACATTTTTCAATCTGATCCGTATAGTTCATTCTATTGTCCACATAAAGATACCCCACCGCCAGAGTCACAAGGAAGAACAATGCCATAGTGGGATTTTTTACAAACTGCTCAAATGTCAGTGGAGCTTTCATTTACCTCTTCTGCACTTGTATTTAGTTAGATCACCTCTGTACTTTACGGACTTGCCCTTCTTAGAGTGACCCTTGTAGTCGTATCCTTTCTTAGGTGCTGCACATCCCACAGCGAGGATCAACGCAGCTACAATCAGCTTTTTCAATCTTTATTGGCTGTCACCACAAGGTTAACGTCACCGAACTCTCCTTTTTCCACGGTAATGTAAATGGTCTCGCAGTAGAACGCCATCTGAACAGTGCCACCAAAATCCATATCCCATTCTACCTCTGTGACATAGGGCGTGGCGTGATACTCGACTGGTTCATAGTGACGTGGTGAGTGTGCCTCCCTGGGGGCGCAGGCCGATAAGAACAGTGCTGTAAGTAAGGCAATCCTTTTCATCTCTAATACATATCAGCAAACTTCTCCTCGACAATGAAGCTAGGGCAAGCCTTGTTGGCATATTCGTTATGACCATGAATGGTGATGTGGTCGCCGTAAAGG